ACCAACAATTGAGCGAGTCACCACCGTTGAAGAAATAGGCTTTCTTCTTGACTGATCCAGCGTTGATGCAACCCCCGCGCTGATGGCGTTGTGGGACAATGAAGACGGCAAACTGAGTAAAAAGCTTGGGTATCGGGAAAGATTAAGCTATCCTGAGCACCGGGAAAATCAATCTGTGAATTATTGGCCACTGTTACCCGCAAAGGATCTTGTTTGCCGTCGTAGCTGTACCAGTGTTCACCTGAAATGTAACCGTAAAGCCGATTAAAGGGCCAAACATCCCAAACGCTGCTTTCAAACTGCCAGCCAATGGCACAAAAACAGGCCCGCATGACCTTTGTAAGATTGAACCACATGCGCAAATCCTTGAGTGTTGCGCTTCCTTCCTGGTTCCAACCTCCGTAACTGGCAAGTGTTGGCGTTGCCATGATCGTTGTATCGGGCCAAGCCGCTGCAATTTCTGCATCTGTGTACTCAAATTCTCCCAAATCCACGTCCCGAACTCGCAATCGTTGAAGCTTTTCAGCCCAATTTGAGCCGTAAATTTCCACCTCATAGCCTTCGTCCTTGGTTTCTGTGAGTCGGATTTCGTCAAACTCCAATATTTCGCCATTATCCCATACCCATACATCAATCGCCCCGGTGTAATCAGCAAAAAAATAGTCATTACCTGGTGAGCGTGGAAGTGTAAAAGACAAAGCAACCTCTTGACTTACCTTGTTCTCAGTATCAAGCTCACTACGGCTCTTTGACTTGCGGATGCCGTAATCCTCTGGCAAATCAAAATAAAACTCACCATCGGTTAGTAAATGCGTAGGAATGCCAGAAATTTTCTTTGCTTTTATCATTTCGTTGGTGTAGATTTGTGGCGTTGTGAATTATGAGGTATTTGTTTTTTTGTTCATGAAGAGTGAATAGGGTAACATGCGGGGGTTAACAGCCCCCTTTTTTATTTGTGCCACTTCGTACCGGATGCACTTTTAAACACGCCTTCAAAGCGTTTATCCCCTCCCCTGTTCATGTTCACAAAGTTGCCTCTAGTCATTTGTAAGCGTTCTAACTTCGATACCGTTCCCGAACTCGTTTCCACTTGCTTGATTCTGTAAATCTGTGGGCTTCGCTGCAACTGTTCAAACATGCCCCGGTTTAATTCATTGATGGGTTCGGAGATGTACACCAATTCGTTTTGTGCATCGGTTATGGTATCCACTCTTGAAACGTCTTGTATCTGATCTTCGTAATCGCGGCCCCCCGGCTCAAAGATTCGGGTTGATGCTGTCACGCCTTGGTTGAGTGCTCGGAGTTCTCCAAATCTGATACTATCAAAACTTCCCAAATCGCCAAGGTAAATGATCGCTTCTTTGCAGTCGCAATCCTGGTGCGAGAATGTTCTGACCAACTTTTCAGAATATGCGGTTTTCACGTCTCCATCTGTGTAGGCGAAGACTTGAATATCTACGCTATCCGCTGTCTCAAGTAGGCCCGTATATGATCCGTTGAGGGTGCCAATTGGCACAAAAAAGAAACGATGTGCGTCGGTGTCTGGACTTGCTGCGATGGTTTCGGTGGTTTCTCCGATGTGAATTGTAAATTCAATAAGGAAAGGGTCAGCCGTCCTCCATGCTCCATCATTGACCAAGTAAATAGCAGCCAATTCAAAGAAGTCATTGCACAGATACCGCCTCAAAGGGTTGCCCGTTACCCACTTTATTAGGGGATCACCTGGGCCAATATCGCTTGGATCGCTGGTGTATGGCGCAAACCCCAATTGATCGGTGGGCTGAAAGATGGAGTTGATCAGAGTAAATACATCGCCTTGTACAACTTCTTCCACGTCTTGTTGGCAGATACTATTTTGATTGATCAGCGCCGCCTTAAACAGGATGTCCAGATAAAATTTATCCTCTGCCCAAAAAAGCAGATCGGTTTTGGGTTCGTAGGTACTGAATAGGAATCCAGGGTCAAACTTGATGGAGCACACCCCATTTACCCCGCTTGGATCAATTGCGGCTCTTGCGGCCCACTATTCGCGTTGAGTCTGCGTACAAATCCCAAATCACAAACTTTGATTTCCTACTTTCGGTAGTGCCATTGGTGTTGGAAACTGTTGGCGGGTTGGTGAGTGCAGAGAATACAAAAGTGAACGGAGATAATGCGCCCGGTTTTGACCTTGTGGCTACCACTTGCCCATCGTTATGTACAACAACCCAGTCCAGAAAATCGGGGTTGATCGAAAGCATGTTGGCAAAGTTCCTTGCCGTGTGTACCTCGTTGGCTTCGTGCTCGTAGGTTAGCGCGGTGTATGGCTCTGCTGAATCAGTAGTGAAAAGAGTGTCCACTACAATCACTTCCAGCGCGTCAGCTTCGGCTCCTGGATCAAACGCAATGGTAAAGGTGGCGAACCTATCCGCACTATTCAAAAAATCGGTAGTGCCTAACAACCATTCCAAGTACTTACTTTTTGGCTGTGGTACGGTATCGCTTGGTTGACTTGTTATAGTGAAGCTCATATCTTGCTTTTTTGTTCTGCCTGTGCAATCCTTTCATTTTCCCGGTTAGCTACCACTAGCCCGGCCTCTACCCCTCGCTTGGCTCCGACTCCAACGGCGGCGGCCATGTTCTGGATCGAGTTGGCATCTATTGTAACGATGCTGATACCGCCTGAAACACCCACGTTCATTTTGGAAAAATTCGGCTCAAGCAATCCCCCCTGCTCAAACTTCACCCCATAACCCCGGTCAGCATTGATGGCAGATAATACAACCCGTTTGCCCGGGAAGTTTACCGCGCTTAGTTGTTTTAGGATAGGGTAGTAGCGCCCGGTGTTGTGCTTGTTGACTATTGCGGTTCCTCCTTGGCCATCATCTCCAATCCATTCACCGCCCTCGGCTTCAATGGTGGTGTTGCCTACTTGGACAGGAACGCCCCCGTGTGCATGGCTTGGCCCCTTTATGATCATCCCTTTGGCGGCTTTTTGTGCGCTGATTTGGAGGATATTAAAAAATGGATCAAATGGGCTATACACGACGGGAGTCTACCCGCATCGACATCGAAAAAGTGATTGTGATTTTTTACAACCGCATTGCCAGGGGTAAAGCCTCAAGCATTACCGACATTCCAAAAGACCCCTTGGCGTTGCTGCTCAATATGACCTATGAGCAATTAACAGCGGCATTGATACGTGAGGATTCGCAAAAGGGCATGAGCTGTGAGCAATTGCGGATTAAGTGGGGGCTTACTGAAAGGAAATTGAGAAGGGTGACAGGGAAGAAATAAAAAAGCCCGCTAAGATGCGGGCTGGGTTATTACGTTGCTTTAAATACTACGATCATGCTATCGTGCATCCCTGCTTTATTTTCAACAAATTCTCCTTTTGTATTCACCCCAAGGAATCTAACCCGTCCTCTTAAAAATCTTATTTCAAAAGCATTTGGCTTTATGTAATCATGGAACAATTTAGTAGAAGTGCTTACGGGTAAAAGCATTACGCATAAATTGCCTTTTTTACTTTCTTGAATTGCCTTTTTAACAAAAGCTTCTTTTAAATCTCTTCTATATGGAGGGTTTATGTAGTTTCTTTTGCCCCAATCAATAAGTAATCCATCTTTGTCTGGATCTATTTGTCCTTCGTTTAGAGGGCATGGGTCAAAATCAAAATCAAACTCTCGATTCAGTTGATCGTATAAATTTTTAGGCGTAGCCCAATTGTCGCTATGGTTTAAGTTTCTGTTTTTCATGATTAAAGACTTGTGTTGTGAATTAATAATACACAAATATAAGTGCATTTATAATAGTGCACAAATTTATTTTACCTAAAATGAAATTTATTTTTCAGTCAAAAACGTCAATCCACCAACCCGCCACCATTCCAAAGCCCGTGCAATAAGTAGATTTTTGTTGAAAATCGTACACATGGCCGAGGTTTTGGACAAAGTGCAGGAAAAGATATTCACATCCTGGGAGTTTAAGGCGATCACACCACCCGCAACGCTGGAAGGAAAGATACCAGAGAATGCAGTTTACATTGAAGGTTACGCCAATACCACTGCCAAAGACCGGGTACAGGACGTTGTTGCTGCTTGGAATTGGTCAGAGCCTATTTTGTCCAGCTACATGAAAAACGGTTTTGGCACGCTCCTATTCATGCACGACCACGATAAACCCGTGGGCAAAATCTTGGAAGTTGAAGGCAGAGACGACGGTTTGTTTGTACGCGGCTTTGTGTCCAAGTCCTGGAAAGATGCCTGGATGGTTGAAGAAGGGCTGATTAAAGGTTTTTCTATTGGGTACATGGTCGATTGGATGAATAGCCGCTATGATGCCCAGGCCGACACCTACTACCTTTCCATCAAAGAACTGCTTGAAATCAGCATCGTGACAATCCCAGCAAACCAAGATTCACTTATAAGTTCAATCAAAAGCCTTATTCCAAAGGCTTCAAATACAGTTAAACCAATGAAAAACTTTTTTGCAAAACTTGCGGCTATTGCTGGAATCGTGATTCCAGAGGATGCCGACGAAAAGACCGCAATTGAAGCTTTGGAAGGTGTTAAGACCCTGAAAGCTCAGATCGACGCGGAAGAACTCAAAACAATGGTAGCCGCCGCCGTGGCTGAATTGGGGTTGAAGAAAATTGATGATTCGGCTTTTGCTGAAAAGTCGGTACTCGAAACCCTGAAAGGCACCGTTGAAGCTCAGGCCAAAACGATCAACGACCTGGCGGCTGAACTTGCAGGTAAGAAACTGGATGAACCAAAGCCAGGCGAAGGCAACGCCAAAACCGGATTAAGCGATACCGAAAAAGCTTTCGGGAAAGCCTTAAAGGCTACTATTAAGCTTTAAGCGCAATAAATTTTACCACTGTAAAATACAAATAATGGAGCCAATAACTCTCGATCCTATTTTCATGCCAGACAGTTCAATGTTGATGTTCCAAGCATCGGAGTTGAACTATCTGGCAGAGCAGCGATACAACGATAAGTTTGGATTTTATCAAGCTGCTTTTGGCATGTATTCGTACATGCGCCTCACCTCTGACATGGAATATAAAATTTGGTATCCACAGGGGGAGCCTCATTTGTGGCAGCCGCATAACTCTTGCGCATGGACACCGCTGGGGGTTTACGGATTCGCAAACAAAACCATCTCTCCATGCAAGTCTAAGTTGAATCTTGAGTTTTGCAACGATGAGTTTTACAACAGCGTTTTCCGTTCCTTCCACGCATGGAATACCGGAGCCACTGTGGGATTGAGTGCAGCAGGCCAGGCCGCATTGACAGCATTGACCAACACCATCGTTAAGAGCGCCACCGTTGGCAATCGCATGATGTTGACCGCTGGTCAGTTGTTCGACCCAGAAACCGTGGCCATCGTTTCCGGTACGCCTACTAACGTAGAGGAAGCTTTTAAAAAGACCGTTGGCACTTGCCGGGGTTGGATTGAGTTGCTTATTTCTCTGAAAGATGGCGACCCAACCAAGTATGCACACCTGAACTTGGATAGCTTGTTTATCCAGTCCGGTGGAGGTCAGAACATCGCCACCAACGGCCAAACCTTCACGGGTTCCGTTGTTGCGCTGTATGACAGCATCTTCGCAGCCGCTACCAACGACCTACAAGAGGCGATTATTGACGGCGGTGTTGGCGACACGGGCCGTTCGTTTATGCCAATGTTCCTTGTGTCCAACTCCATCAAGGCGAAATTGTACGCTGACTTATTGGCCCTGAATGCGAGTGCGGTTCAGATCAAACCACGGATTAGCCAACGCGCAATTACTGCGAACGGGCAAACCTTTGATGTAATGTACATCGACAATGTTCCTGTGATCCCTGTTGGGGATGTTGCCAACTACGACAAGTTACTGACGGGCCGAAGCCACTTTGCTTACCTCACCATCAGCGGCACCATTCAGTTGGGTTCCAACTTTGCGCGTATCCCTGAATTGGGAAGTGGTGAAGTAGCGGTAGCGATCCAGCAAAAAACCGACCTGGACGAATTGGGCAAAGTCTTGTTCCTGTCGCATTCCTTGAGCGCAACCGCGATCAGCGACACCAAGTACATTGCCGGGGGTTACAAATACACAGTACCGCTATAATCGGTTTTTTTGGGATATATCTGGGAGGGCTTAACGGCTCTCCCTTCCACAATTAAAAGCTAAATACAATGGCTGAAATAATCTGCCAACCCAAGAACCTTATCAGTTCCGAAACTTGCGCCGACCGGGGCGGGTGGTACATTGGGTTTTACGCGAAATACTCCGAGATTGATTGGGCAGACATGGCAAGCGATGCCTTGCTTTTCGACCAAACCAATCAAGAAATCTTAGGCTTTACAATGGTCGGCGGGGCCACATGGAAGAAGATCGAACCCCGCAAACGTGGAGCAACCTACAATTTCAATTACACGTCCGCTACGGGCTTCTATGAGTGCAACGCCGCTTGTATTTTCGACTCCAAAGACCGCGACCGCCGCAACAACTTGCAGTACGCAATTCAGTGCTGCGACTTGGTTGTAGTACTGTTTGGCAACAACGGCAAAAAGCGGGTGATTGGGGTTGACTGGAACGGTGAAAGTTTTTCCCGCCCCGTTGACAATTTCCGAATCAGTCAACACAATGACCAGGGCGGCGACCTTGGCACCAGCACTAGCACTGACGATCTGGCATGGCAGGGGAACCAGCTTTTTGCGCCCTTGTTTGCAGATGTGCCACGTTCCGATTTTCCTTCTTAAATATTCCATCCAATGCGCTCTATCTTTGTTTTGCTCATTTTGGTAATGATAGGGTTGAACGGAAAAGGGCAAAGTGTAACAGCTTTGCCCGATTCTGTTTTATCCCAATGCTGTTTAGAAGTCACGCTTTTGAATGGCAATGTCACCACAGTTGATTGGGTTTTTATCCAGTACATCACCAGAGACGGCACAGGCACCAAACTTTTTGTTGAGTACGCTCCAAACTTTGGCGGCATCCAATGGGAAACCCAAATCAGGATTCAGGATGATTTTGATGACGTGCTTGAGCGATCCAAATTTATTGTTATCCCTTTCACGGTGGGTTCCACAGACTACGGCATAAATCGAAACTGGATAGCCAACATCGAAGAAAACACCACCACCGGGGGAACCTGGATTTATGGCCGATTTGGCACCCCTACAAAGCGCAAATTTAGCGCCGTTGAGGATTACGAAACCATGAAAAACCTTTTGCTGGCGTGTCGCCCACGGGCTATTGTAGTGGCTGAAAACGGACTTTACACTGAGGGCGACACCGTGCGAATGGGGGGATTTTTGATTGAAAATACCAGTATCACCACGGAGGGTTACAACTGGCAAATAAAAGATACCCTTTCAAGCGTTGAATTTGGCCTTGACTACCTCACACCGGAAACACTAGACACCACCGTTTATTGGGCGCGTCGTCACGGCTCACTACGGCAAATGGTACAGCTTGGAAGGCGGTACTACTACAATTCAATGCGTGACACTACGGGCGGGTTATACTCAGATTTTACCCATTCTTGGTCATCAGGCGATCCATATTTACAATATCAAACTTTCAACACCCTTGCCCCGACAGCCGGAATTGCTTGGTTTAAAATCCAAAAAGACAACTCTTTTTTGAACCTCTCCAACGACGCTACAAACCCGTATTACTCTTTGGGCTGGGCGGTAACAAATACAACGGCCTCACTTGGAGCCAGCGAAAGCGGGTCTGGCGATCCAGGCAACGGTGTTGTAATGGGTGCTTATGGCTTTGGCACCACTGAGTTCCTGTTTATGAAAACCAAGGCCGTTGACGCTGGCACCGCTACCAATGGCCAATACTTGCAGCTTATCGACAATAGTTCAGGTGAAGTTGATTTTGCCACAATCGACCTTTCAGCCTACCTGCCAATTGCTGACACCGCCGCGATGCTCGATCCCTACATTCAAGGCGCTGGAACAATCAACAGAGTTCCAATTTTCACAGGGGCGCGTGTAATTGGGAATAGCAACATCCAAGACAACGGAACCGCCGTATCTATCCTGTCCAGTAAGCCGTTTTTGCTTGGGCAATGGACAACGGCGGGAAGGCCGTCGGGTACGACGGGGTACGAAGGGTACAACACAACTGGAAACGGGAAAGAGTGGTATCAGGGTTCCCGCTGGGCTTATGGACTGGAATCCACGTTTGCGCGGGGGACAGTTACACGGGTGCCTTTTTTTGATGCAAATGGGCAGGTGACAGACAATAGTGCATTCTTTTTTGCATCTTCAACAGGGGTGTTAACTACTCCAAAAATAGAAATAACCGACATAACCGACAACGGCACGCCGGATGCAGGGGTGAGGATTAATAGAACACTAGCGGCACCGATTGCTCAAAATGGACATGGGTTCAGGGATCAAACCGTTTTCACCAGGGCAAACAATGCCTATGCTGCTTTCGATGGTGCATTTTCATTTACAGGCTCTTCTAATATCAATCATGGGGTATCTTTTCAATCAAGGATAGACGCGGCCACGTCTGGTACTATTTCCGATTTGTGGGGGGTAATTGACAATAATGTAATTTCAGGGAGCCGGGTTACGCGATTAACTAGTTTTGAATCTGCGCCATATTTTACGGGTGGAGTTGGCCCTGACTTTCGATACGGGGTGAGGATAAGAGATGTGAACGACACCGCGCCAGGTTCTGTTGGTCAAAACTATGGCATCTATATAGACTCACTAGGCACAGGATCAAGCAATTTTGGAATCTATGTGAACGGTACGAAAGCAGGCGGTTATGCAATTTATAGCCCAAATAGGAATACTACAAACTACTATGGGGGAAAAACGTCAGTAGGTAGTGTATTCAATGCGTCAGCGATGAGCGCAGCCTTAACGGTGGACAACGTACAAGACCCTACAAACCTTTTCCCGCTTATTGTGTCGGTTGCTAGTACAGCAAATCAAAGGAAATCGATCATCTTTAAACAGGACACCAGGGCAAACCTTACTTTCGCTGCTTATTCTGGAAATTTTCAACCAGCTTTACAAATCCAGTCAGACGACAATACAAAAATGCTTTGGCTTGCTGCTAGTGGCGGCACTAGTGGGAATGCGATGCTATTCACAGGCGCGACCGGGTTTGAGATATTCACAGGTAGCACAGTAAATGCCGGGGCATCTTCACGGGTTATCCTAACCAATGCGGGCAACTTTGGGATTGGCAACACTTCACCGCAACGTAAATTTCACTTAACTGGGGAGGCTCGAATAACGGATGTAATAACGGATGCCCCAACCACGCTTATTGGTGTTGATGCGGATGGGGATATAGGGAGCTTTTCTCTATCATCTAGCTTTGGAATATCAGGCGGAACTCTTTCATTAACTGGTGCCTTACCATCTAACATTGCAGCAAATCGGGTTGCTTACTCTGATGGTTCTAATTTGGTAGGTTCCTCAAACTTTACTTTTGCATCAAATTCACTTAAACTAAAAAGTAGTGCATCGGATTCAATCGTGACAAATGAAGATTCCGAAACTTTACTTTCATTATATGGAAATTACGATGCTGACGCAGCATGGAAAAGCCAAATGAAATTTTTTGAATACGGCTATTTATATAATCGGGTTGCTGATGACTCCTTTGACGGCAATGCGCGGTTTGGACTTGAGCGTTCGCGGGGTACAATAGCAACCCCGACGACGGTTTTACAGGGTGACAGGATAGGCGAAATTACATTTAGAGGCCGGGGGTCATCTTCGTTTCGTAACGCGGCAATGGTTTTTGCTGATGTGGATAGTATATCTGGAAACGACGTGCAGGGCGTTTTGAAGTTTGGTGTTGCAAAAGACAATGAACCATACCTTACCACAAACCGGGTGATGTGGTTGGAACGCCTAAAGGCTAGGGTTTTTCAGTCGTTTGAAGTTGGTAGGACAAATGTTTCGTTTTTAGTAGACCCTAGACAAGATACATTGTATTACAGGGGGAGGGTAAAGTTTGCAAGTTACGGCACACCAGCCACCACCGCAGCAGCCCTAAGTAAAACCCTGACCAACTACGGCGTAGGATTCGCCACTGACGGGACGGTAACGAGTAGGGAAATCAAGCGGGATACCACTATTTACGTAGTAGATACCGACTACGATTTCAGTGCAGCCCTGACAACCACGCAAGTAGCAGCCCGTTACAACAGGGTTATTTTCCTAATGACCACGACAGCGGCGGCGGGAAGTGACAGTGAATTGACGTTACACGCGCCCGACGTGAATCTAACGCAGTGCGAGTATTTGGTTCGCTCCACTGATGAAGCGGGCGGGTTTGACAATCGGATAATTTTCGGAACAAACAACGCGGTTGATTCAACAAACGGACTAGTCACAAACTACTATCCGTCAGCAGGAAGTGGGGTTGGAATACGGGCGGGGCTTCGCTCAGGTGTCTACAAATACTTCTATTATTAACTTCAAAACCGAAATACATGAAATTCCTAAAAGTGATCATTTTGGCATTATTGCCCGTCTTCGCATACAGCCAAGACAGTTTTGTTAAAGATTCGATCTGGCTTTACACTGATCTAAACCAATGCGACAGCGTTGTTTGGTGGGTTGGATACCAAGTCAAATTGAGGGGGAAAGTCGTCTCATTGGATGCTAAACCCGTGGGCTGGGATGAAAAGAACCCGTGTGCAAACATCCGAGGAAAGGACACCGCAACGCTGGTCAACTTCTACAAAAACAGCTTGGTAGTTGATCCAGGGCGACAACTCGCAGAAATTGCGGCGCGGCTCATTGCTCAGAACAGCTACGACCGTGACGCCGAACGAATCAACACCGCAATCAAACGAGCCACCACCAAGGACTTTTTTCAAGAAGCTGAGAAGGAGGCTAGTGATTCACTGTTTGGAACCTACCGACTCCGAACCAATGTAGATGGCGCCGTCAAAACCGTGGATTGTCAAATCTTGCGAAGGCCAAACGGGCAAGTGGTGATAAGAACCGGGACAGGTCAGGCTGTGCAAAATTACCCAATGAAGTTTTGGGGTGATGCCAGAATTGAAGTAACCGACCTACCCGCCAAAGGGAACAAAACCACGATCTACAAAATCCAAGGCAACCGGGGCCGATGGGTAAGTTTTGACCGCACGTTGCAGGTCTTGAAGTCGGATAAGTTCGCAATTGAAAATCTAGGCTTTAAATAAATTTCGTAATAAGTCCCCCGACAACTATGAAATCTATGAGAATCAGTCTTGCAAAAATGTTTCTTGAAATTGGGGATGTGTTACACTCCATGTTTTCGGGCTTGTGGCCTGGCATTATTTGGGCGCTTACTTTTGTGTCTGGACTTATCGCCCCTGCATGGCCACCATTTGCCGCCGTTTGCGTCCTTGTGGTGATCGATATGCGCACGGGTAGGCAAGCAGCAAAGCACAGGGGCGAAGAACTCAACAGCAAAGCCATGCGGCGCTCAGTGGGAAAAATTGCGTCGTACTTTTATCTCATGGCAGCCGCATTTATCATGGATGAAATATTTTTAAGCGGGTTGCCTGTAGATGAACCGATTTTGTACCTCGCAAGCATCCTATGCGCAGCAGTTGAGTTCAAAAGCATCTCCGAAAATGTCCAAACCGTGACGGGCGTGAACCTTTGGAGTAAGGTTAAAGACCGGATTTTACCCAACACCTCTAAAAAAACGGACGAATGAAGCGTATAATCGTACTCTTATCAATAGCCGCCTTTCTGTTTTCGTGCTCCATTACCCGCATGGATCACGACTGGAAGATTTACACCCATCCAAAAGGCTGGCATCGGAGCGATCCCACTGCGGTACAGTTCGGAAAATACCCTGAGATTTTCCAGATTCAGGTGATGTTTGACAGCTCTTGCAAGTACACTTTCTACAATAGCGACGGGACCATACAGGAAAACCAATACGATTACAACAAAGCCGGGGGTTGGAGCTTTGAAGAATTTGGAGCACGGGAAAACTCGTGCATGATGGGGTGGAGGTATGGGATTGAGTCCAGAAAAATCGAACTCACTTTTTACCATCACTCCCAGGGCGTTGCCGTACATCACACCGACCCCGTTAATGCGGTACACTTCAACCAAGTCGCAACCTATACCATGATACCCAACTATTCCAGCGGCAACATTTTTGAAACCATTGAAGCAAGTGGAGTTGTTGCGGAGAATAGCTTTACCATGCCTGACATCGTGGGTAAAAAAGGTAAAATAGGACGTGAAATAAATTGCTGGTTTGGTGGTCAAGAAAATGCACCACACCGAATGATCATCCTCAAAAAAAGAACCAAATGAGACAGTATTTAATGTTGTTGGCCTTATGGCCTTTTCTTGTTTTTGGGCAAAGTGACAAAGAAATGCGCCGGACCTTTGATCGAGAAGTTAAAGAGTTCAAGGAGAATGCAAAGGATCCTGACTTCATCGGGGTGCTGCCTGGGGAAAGTCCAGTCTTTGTGCGCGATGTCGTCATCAATCCCCAAGCCGCTCAATCTTGGGGCGCTCAGTTCGTTGGTGGGGCCGCATACCGTGAGGCCATTTCCAAGGCAGCCAAACGCGAAATCTTTGTATCTGTATTTGATACGGGGTTACCTGACCACAACGACCTCAAAGGGGTTACGCTTTTTGGGAAAAACTTTGTCAGTGGTGAAGGCGGGGGATTGCTTGACGGTCACGGACACGCGACCCACGTAGGCGGCACCATTGCCGGAAACCCTCAAGGCGGTTTGATTGCACCCGCGGCGGGACTTGTTGACGCTGGCAAAATAAAAATCAAGTTCTACAAAGTCCTAGCCAACAACGGCAGCGGTTCCATTGTGGATATTTACAACGCCGCCAAAGCCGACTTGGAAGACTGCCGCCGCCGTATTGAGGAAGGCGGTTTTTGCATTTGGAATTATTCTTTGGGTGGAGGCACCACGGGTTACGCTCCACTAAACCAGATATTCGACGAAGCCGCCGCGCTTGGCATCATCGTATTTTGTGCCAATGGCAACAGTTCAGGCCGGGGCGTAAATTACCCGGGTAACTACCCCAAAAACTACGCCATTGCAGCGGGTAGGCAAACAGCATCGGCAATTGAAAAAGATTCATATTCTACTTGGGGGCCTGAATCATGGGCCATTGAACCAGGCACAAACATCCTTTCCACACTCACCAATCAAACTTATGGGTCTTGGAGTGGTACAAGTATGGCAACGCCGCACGCTGTTTCTATTGCCGCCGTGGTGGCTTCTGTGAATCCGAGTTGGAACGCGGCCCAGGTAATTGCACACATGCGCACCAATGCCCAGGATTTGCCGCCAACTGGAAGAGATGAAAACAACGGCTGGGGCTACCATCTATTTTCTAAACTCCTGGGGTCAAGTCCACCGCCTCCACCTGATCCAACGCCAACATGCACAGCACCAACCACGGCCCAAGTAAGTGCCAAAAGTGTAAGCTCCAGCGGTGCAATTCTTAACTGTTCAGTACCCGCAAAGTTTTACCAATTCAGATATAAGCCCATCAACTTAACGACTTGGAAAACTACCGAATGGGCCACAAACGACCAGGTAGTACAAGGGCTTGAATCTGGCATGGTGTACGAATTGCAATGTGCTGTTTGGTGCGCGAACAATACCAGGTCCGGGTTTTCTCCCTCAGTTGGATTTAAGACTCTACCCGGATCGGTAAACCCCGTAAAGCCATACTACGAGTGGAAATCATACACCATGCCACCAATCGACAATCTTTTTATGTACTGGCAAGTAGAGGGGCAAACGCAGAGCCAAACAACGAAGCTTTCAAACATCTCAATCCGAGTCTACACCAACGGCTACGAGTGGAGCCAGGACGAAGTTATGAACGTTGTTTATGGCTACTTCTCAGCAAACCGGGGCTTTATGCTTCGTATCAATGACGATAATGAAACTGCGGTCAGATGGGCCGCACATTTCCTACTAAATGAACTCAAAACCAAACTTTCAAAACACGGAATGCAGTTTCAAATAGAGCGAATTTGTGGAGAAACTGGGGGCGGGTCTTTGGGTGTTCGTTACTGCGATGTAAGGAATTTTGTTACGCCGCTTGCGACAGAGGCCGAAGTCAAAACATTTGAACGATGAAAACATACGGGCCAACGCCTTATTGCATTGCAAACCCGGTAAGAATTAGGGTTCATGGGGTTGAAGTAGGAGTGGGGGCCGCCGTTGAGGTTGTACCCTCACCTCCTGACCTACCCTACACAGTGCAAGAAGCAACACCAGAACAGTACGAAATCCTTTTCCATCGAGGCCACAAAACACGAATCTATGAGTACGACAATCACAGGGGCGTAAAACTAAGGCTGGCAAGCCCAATACCCGCAAGCCCTGACATTGAAGAGCTTAAAAAGCAGTACAAAGAACTTGGCATTATCCCTTACTTTGGCAACGAACCCAGAGAAGGGACTTTGTTTTTGCAGTTGATTCGTGAGATTTGCGGCCTTTCGCCTACGTTCAATTCCACGATGAACGCAAAAAATAAGTTCACGTTTGGAAGTAGAACCAAGATAGGCAGCAATACCAGGCCGGGACTTTACCAGGAAAACCAAGCCGAAACCCCGCTACCTACTCAAGAGGCGTATTCAGACCGTACCGAGGAATTGGGCCTACCTCTTAACCAAATCCTTTCCACCGCTGAAAACTTGAATCGCCACTACTGCGAAAGCGGTAACGCCTGGCTGATCATCAAACGGGCCACGGTTGCGGGTGTGACCAAATACAAGCTGCATGCAGAGCACTATCTAAACTGTGCTTACCTAACTCCAAAGCCGGGCGAAGAAATGCGAAACTTTGCCCTTGTATCTCCATACATTACCGACATCCAGAAAATGAGGGATACTGGAAAGTGGAAGATCCTGGAAGCTGTAAGCCCTAGCGACCCTCTGATTTGGGGCAAAAAAGACAATGGCGTTGAATATGCACTTGTTCACATCATGGATGAAAGCGGCACCGAACCCAATAGCGTGTACGGCAGAAGCCGTCAATTATCCTGCCTCATGGCAATGTATGCAGAGTACTACCAAGAAACACTCAACGCCAAAGTGTCGAGTACTGACATTGTAACCAAATTGCTTATAGCGATGGAAGGCCCAAGCCCTGAGAACTACGACATGGAAGATTTTGAAAACGAGGAATTGTACGAAGTTGGAAGCACTGGAATAGGAGCAAAGCGGAAAGGACTTTTTGAGCGCAACATGGATCGTATCCGAATGATCACCACCAATGTAGGAAGCTTTGAAGAAACATCATCCATATTTGGCATGGAATACCCAGCAGGGGCCAAGCCGCCAACGCCAATTAAGCTAGACTTAAACCGCGATGTGGCTTACAACACCTGGAGCACCGACCGATGCAGCCGGGTAATTGCGTCGGTAAATGGGTACTTTTCCGACCTTTTGAACCTCACCAAAACACCGTCAGGAATTGGGGGAAACATGCTCAAGGATTTATTTTTGATCATGCGCGCGGGAACCATTGCACCGGATCAGGCATTTTGGGAAACCGTGCTTAATGGCGTACTAAGCCAAATACCGGAACTCGAAGAAGACTTGGGCTTGAAACTATTGGACAACATTGAGCAATTGGTACAATCACTCACCAACCAGGCACCCGCCGCAAACGTGACAGTCGGGATATGAAAACACTGATCCAACCCCGCGACGTACCAAGGTACACGTCAATGCAACTACCTGGAAATCCTTGCACATTCAGGGAGATTTTCCACATCGAAGTGTATGAATTCCAGCAATTCAAACCAGGATCGACAACGCTTTTTGGGCTGTGCTCAATTCTCCAAGGAATAGCCATTTCAAACGCGACTACAAAAAAGCAAAGGGTTGGGTTGCTCAGAAGTTGGAACCTCAAGTAAAGGCCCTCAAGGCTGATTTGAAGGCCCAAAAAGCAATCTTAGAAGCCAGGTACAACTCACTTACAGACAACCAAGCCAAAGCCGTGACAGCCATTACGGACGAAGTAACGAGTTTCAATGAACGCGAATCGGGTAGGGCAGAGGCTCAAACTGGTTTAATCGTGGGCCTTGTCTTCGCCCTTGGCTTCTGGGCCAAAGTACTCTATGGTGTTGCCGTCGCTATTCGCGTGCTGTGGTACATGGCAGAAACAAACGGCGGTGCTGATGTCAACGGAGACGGGCAAGTAACTCAAGCCGACATTGGCGCATACTACAACAACCCCCAAATCTCACAACAAACAAATTTTCAAACAGGGGGTTAGGATCGTCACCTAACGCCCCTGATTTTATGGCTATTGACGACCAAATTGATTTACTCTTATCCTTCATGAAATACGCCACAGAAGGCGAAAAACAAGACCTCATATTTCAGATTGATCTATTAAAATCATTCAAGAA